ACGCTTCCTGTGCGTTGTCATACGCAATCGCAGCACCTTCGGCCTTCACCGGAGCGGCGCTGAAACCAGAAAGTTTGGTCTCCTCTTCAAAGGAACGCTCGGAGGTCTCAGTCTCGTAGATCTCCTTGTGCTCCTCACCATAGGTCTTGTACTCAAGGCCAAACAGGGCGTTCAAACCCGGAAGGAGTTCCTTGAGCAGTTGTGCACGTGAAATAGCCATGTCTTAGAACTCCCCTATCAAGTGCCGAGTGGGTTGTTGTAAGCGTGACCACCAACGATCAGCGAAACGCTCGTCAGATACGGAGCGTTAAACTTCACGATTACCTCGGGGTAATAGGTGGTACCACTCGATACAAACGCCGTGTCTTCGACGACATCGACGATACGAATCGGCAGCGAACGGGTGGTGGCAACCGAGCCAACCTCCAGACCCTGCTGAGAATCGTTCGTAGTCGTGTTCAACGTGTTGGCAACCAACGCAACGTTAGTACCAATATCGCTGTACACGAAACCGCTCGTGGTCGAAACCACCAGCGAAGCCGTCACGCCAACAGCCTTGAACAGGGTGTTCGGATCATCCGCCACGTACGCATAAATGTACGTGCCAGACTTCACCGCCGTACCCGAAATCCAAGACTGCGAGTAGGTCGGCTGACCCGTCACAGAGGACACGTAGTTACAGCCCAAGAACACGCCAGCAAAACCGCTAGTCGGCGGCGTTGATGTGGCGGTCGTCACCTTCACGGTGCCGTCAGTGTCAAACTCCAGTGGGTCGCCGTAACCGATGCTTGACGCACCGGAAGCGATACGACGCTGGCGAGTGGCACCGGCAAACACCTGTCCACCGATCAGATTGATCGGCTTCAAGCCATACGGCTTGTCAACAGTAGGATATGCCATTGATCACTCCAAAAATTAAAAAGTTATTTACCTTTGCCAAACGAAGTAGTGGATTTACGCTCATTAAATAGCGGCATCCGCTCATCGTTCAGCCTCATGAAGTTGTTGTCTACCGACTGAATCTGAGCCTTTGCTTGCTGCGCAAACCAATCGTCACGCTGCTTCATCAACTCTTCAGAAGCCTTACACAACAACAAGCCGCCAATCTCAATATTTCCTTTAAATTTGGAATTTGGATCGGCATGGTGCATCAACTCCGGATGGTCTTCAGCCTTCACAGGCTCCCAACCTTCACGGAATTTTGCGGAGGTATTCGATGGGTCAGCAGTACCCATAATACTGGTCCGGATATATCGAAAGACCCAGCCCGGCTGCGGCGCTGGGGCCGGAAGCGTCTGAGGCGGAGTCCAAGTTTTTACACGCTGCGCGGATTCCCGATTTTCGAGTTCACGCGTAAGTCTGTTCTCAGCCATTTTAGTTAACCTCCAATTTCATCAATTCACGGGCATACTGCTCATTACTCAGTCCCAGTTTTTTGGCTAGGGCAACTTGAGTCGGCGTCAAACGAATTTGACGTGGCGCGGATGACCGCGTGACGGGTGCAACCACATTGGCTGGTTTTGTGCGAGTTGGCTTTTCAGCTTCCCTCGTTTGAGTCCGCTCTTCCTCGGCATCTTCAAATGCTTCGGGGAATCGCTTCTTCATAGTCGCGTTCACTCGGTCGTAGTAATCGTCGCTACGCGGATCGACTCCAGACCGGACCAGTTTTTCGTGCAGTCCCAATGCGAGGGCGGTCATCTCCTCGTCTGCCCCAAACCACGGATTTTTCTGCTTCCACGCTTCGGCTTTTGGGTCCAGAGCGGGTTGCGAAGCCGGGGAGGCTTGATACTGTTGTGATTGTTGTACTACTGATTCCTCTTCTTGTAAAGAGGGGCGAAAATTCTCGTACTGCTTAATCTTAAACTTGGCTTCAGTTAAAGCTTCTTGGGCTTCGGTAATGCGTTCGGCATCTCCTGCCTCATAAGCCTGCTTCAAACGCTCCTTGGCAACGGCCAGATCATTGGTCGCCGATTTGGTTACTTCCTGTACGTAGGCTCGCTCCCCATTGCCGAGGCGCTGCTTTAACTGACGAATCTCCTGCTCACGCATCTGGGCAAACCGGAGGGCTTCTTCCTTCTCCCGGTAAGCAGACTCTTTAGCCCGGCGCTCGTCGTGCCAGACCTTCTTCATCTGGGAAAGGCGCTTTTTGACCTTTTCGGAATATTCCTCAAGGTCGTCCTTTTCCAACTCCTCGACTACCTCTTTGGGCAGTGGGACGCGGCCTCGGTCTTGCGGAGGGGTATCGTCTTCAATCTTGACCTCAAAATCGGATTCAGGAGCCGATTTAACTTCGACTTCCTGCTCGTCAGGGAACTTAAATTCAGTCTGTTCTGCCATGATTTACTCCTTATGCGCGACGGATTCCACGGGGGTCTTGAACCACCGCTTCCACCGTGTCGTCGTTGATGATGCGGAACTCCCTACCGTGAATAACCACGCGGGTGCCCGAGTACGGACGGGTTAGAACAAAGTCGCCTTCCTTGCACCACGGACCGGTGGGGAAACGATCCTTATCCTTGTAGCAAAGGTCGCCCATCTTCACGACAAACAGCACGACCGTGGTCAGTTCCTCGGTTCGCTTCGTGTCATCTGCCTTGATGATGCCGCCTTCAAACTCCTCCTCTACGTGCGGTACTGCACATAACATCCGATAGCCTTTTGGCTCTGGCAGGAGTTTGGCCTTAGCGGCCTCTTCCTGAGTCTTCTCAATGTCAATGTTGCTCATTCTTGCTCCAATCGTTTTGCAAGGTCTTTGATGTAACTTGCTGCGAGGTCAAGACCCTGTAAAGCCCCGCATAACCTTTTGTACTCACCTTCATCCAATTTGCCTTGGATTAGGTTTTCCACGATCAACACGCGCTCCTCCTTGAGTTTGGTCTCAAGGTATTCCAGAGCGTTTGAATAAGACATTTACTCCTCCTGTTGCGGTTTCTCCGTTCTTTGCTGTGCAGCCTGTCGCTGCATTTGTGCGGCGTCCTGAGCCTTGCCGATTTCAAGTCCGAGGCGTACCCCCTCCATCTGCTGTTTGGCAGAAAGTGCCGCCTTGTCTTTCTGGATATCCACGCCGAGGCGTGCTGCCTCAAGCTGCTGCCGACCAGAAATCTCGGCTTTGCGAAGCTCCAACTCGTCTGCCTTGGCCGCAGCATCCATGATGTCTTTTTGCTGCTTGCGCTGAACTTCGGCCTGTTGAACTTGGGCTTCGATCTGCAACTGCTGGGCTTTTGTTTGCGCCTGAAGTTGTTTGATTTGCAGGTCCATCATCTGCATCTGGATGAGTGGGTCCTGTTGCTGTTGTGCGGCCTGCTGCATCTGCATCTCGGCCTTATCCTTCTGGAGAACTCGTGCGGCAGCGGCTGCTGCCAACTGAGACAACTGCGCCTCAAACTCAGGCGGCAAGTCGTACTCTTCCTGATCGTTTTGCGGCAAGGGCGGCAACGCTGCGCCCAACTGTTTCTCAATCTCACGTCGGTACTGGAATGCCACATGCTCCATAATGTGGGCCTGAAGGGCCGCAGTAATCTGCTGCGCCATCGGGTTTTGCCCAATCTGCTGGGCGATCTTCGGGTCCTGCCCAAGAGCCATGTGGACGGCGATGTGCGCCTCATGATCCTGATACATAAACGCCTTGAGGGGCTTACCCGTCATAGCATCCATATTCTCAGTGATGGGGTCACGCGGCTTGGCATCGTCTGCAATCGGAACAATACGGTCAGCGTTCTTCACCCCAAGCGTTTCAATCATCTGCCGATGAAGATACGGCAAGTCATATAGTTGGGGCGCAGTTTGTGAGAGTTGAAGGACTGCCTGATACTGCACCACCTTCTGAGACATGGTGGAGGCATTGGGGTCAGATACCGGGATGACATCCACGTCATCGTAGTCAGCCCTTTTGGCTTTACGGTCTCCGACTTCCGGCTCGTAACTGTACTCTTCCGGGGTGTTGTCGCGGATGATGCCCGCAAGGAGTTTGAACTCTTGCTTCATGGCGTAGTAGACGCGAGCCTGCACCGCCGTCATGACCTTCAGGACTCTTTCGAGGACGGCCAGAGTTGTTCCGACCGGAGCCTGATTCGACATGTCCGAGATTTTGAGATCCGACACAGCGGCAAACCTGCGCCCATCCTCGACAATCTTGTCCATCAACATGGCAAGGGTCTGGCTAGGCTCCTTGTACGGGAGCGGCAGGATGTTGTCGCGGATCGCACCGCTTGGAATATCTACGTCTCGGAAC